CACCTTCAGGCACTTCTCCGTCTCTGCTCGCTGGCTGAGGACTGTGTAAAGTTGCCTTGTTCCGGCGGCATCCCAACCAGCATATGTATACAGAGCCGTCGGGTCTACAATGATACCATCCTTCTTGAACTTCTTGACACTCGCTGGCTCGTAGTTCGGCCATCCAAATTCCTCCATTAGTAAGTAGTCGAGTGAGTGTACTGCACCTTCTCCTGATCGTTCATCTAGTGCATAACTAAGCAGCATGGTATCTTCGTCCACATGGGCTTGAATACCCCAACCATACTGAATTAGTTTAACGTCCCACTTTCCATTGTGCCATATAAATCTGTGCTGAGACTCGAGAAGTGGTCGTAAGTATTGTTCTCTAAATCCCACGTCTCGAATGATATCTTCTGGCAATACCCATGCTATTTCCCCGTCAAGACTAAATTGAATACAGACGATGTCCGCTTTATGAGTAAGCCCTCCTCTGGACTCAGTATCAACTCCAATATAACTTGGTTGTGCATTAAGTAGTCCCTTTACAATTTGTATAGCTTGTTCTAAGGAAGATGCAATCTGAACTCTTGGTAGCGTAGGCTTTGGGAGAGGATGGAATGCTCGTCTAAAGTCTCGGACAAGGTTAGGGAAATGGGCTGCGTCTCGGAGGACGAGAGCGGGATTGTTTGTTGCCACGATTTGCTGTATCTTACCGGAGGGCAACCTTCTTTCGTGAATGTAACCTCTAGCTGAATCGATGCTTCCCCGCCCCAATATGGCTCTAACTGCTTCGGAACCTGCAGCGATAACGAGGTCGGCAGATTTGATTTCGGAATGGAGACGGTGAGAACAGGCAGCGATTGCCTCTTTTGGCAGTTGTCCTTCTTCCGGAACACAGAGAACAACATTTGTAAGTCTAATTTCGGCACGATTAACCTCATTTTGTTTGAGTAAATGATCTAGTACTTTGCCAGACGGTCCGCTAAAAGGTACACCTGTTAGACCCTCATGATATGCTGGAGATCGGCTAACAATAATAACTTTACTGTTCTCAGGCCCCACAGTTGGAGCACAGGGTCTACCCCTCAGCGGGCAAGCAGTACAATTACCTAATGGTTGCATTAAGCCTTGTTTCCTAAACAAGCATTACAAACAGCTGGTAGTGCCATAATATACTCTGCACTCTCACCCCATAACTTAGTCATTTCGTCCTTACTAAGCATTTCAATCTCTTTACCACACCTATTACACACTTCAATTCTTTTATCTTCCGGTTGATCCGTATCCATCTTTTCCTCTTTCAGATTCACCAAGTTGTTGTACCGACTCAAAGCATATATTTAGAGTTGGCATAATAACTAGTTGTGCAATCCTATTACCCGGTTCGATAGGAAAACTAGTATGTGACATTGTGTTATGTAAGATCACACCTATTTCTCCACGATAGCCTGAATCAATAAGGCCCGGTGCATTCATAATAGTAATTCCTTGTGTAGCTAGGCCCGATCGTGGTAATACTAATCCACAGTGACCAACAGGTATTTCAACCCAAGTTCCGGTCCAAACTATGCTTACGTCGCGGGGCAATAGATTTATAGATTCTCGAGATTCTAAATCATAACCAGCATCACTCATATGTGCTTTTTGTGGTATATGCCCAACTACTTTAACGATTATCATAGATCATTACCTCTTGTATAAGTATACTCGGCACCATTTATATTAAAGAATACTGCTGCTGCATGATCTTCGTCGGTGTCTCCACGTAACCACTGTTCAAAGTGGCGAGCAGCACTTTCACGGAATCGTTGATACTCTTCTTCTGTGGAGGCTTTCATCCAATTGCGCTTGTCATATTTCTTTGCACCATTAGTAAGATGAATTGCCCATCGTTCATACATAGGTCCATCGTGGATAAGCAAGTAATCGATCTTAGTCTCGGTTATATCGCGCTGCATACCTGTTGGAAACTTTTGCCGCTCACCCGAGTCTTTGATTTCAAAGTGGTTGGTCATATGTAATCCCTATCCCTTCTTTTGGCCAAAGTTGTTCACCACTCTCAAAATCATAGATAGGAATATCACATTCTCGGGCCACATAAACCTCAAGTCTAGCACCTTGTGAATTTTTCCAACCGGGTAGTACAAATACTGCATCAGACTCGCAAACTTCAGGAAGATCATAAGCCATATAATAAGATAGATGTTTAGCTTCGTCTGTCGTTGGATCAAATCCATCCTTTAAGTCTCGTTCAGCAGGACTAAAAATTGCCCACCCGTCTTCTCTAAGTTGATCGGCCGCAGCATGGAAGGCTGGAAAGTTAAACTCCTCATAGCCACGCATTGGACCTGCTATATAGGCGCGCTTACTCATGCTATTGGTGTTACGCCGTCGGGGCCAAAGAGAATATTTTGTGGAACTATAAGTTTAGCTTTAGCTCTATCTGCTAGAATTTGTGGTTCCATTGCCAATCTACTCTCATTTAAAATCTTTAGAATGGCCTTTTTACGCAGAATTGTCATACTATCAGTACTAAGATTTAGTACCTCTTGAAGTAAGGTGTCATATACCTCTAGGCGGGCACTTATTTCAATTATAGCTATACCCCCAAACTGTAACGCACCAACGTTAATATCTAAATCACGCATGGTGCGTAGTTCATTCTCAATGGCACGATCCAATTCCTCAGACTCTTTATGCTGAGCCGGATCAGCCATTACCTTATGCTTTACTGTCATTGTCATACTCCTCGGGATCAAATAATTGCAGTTGCTCGTCCCAACCAAAATGAAAAACTATTTTAGTTCTACATAACTGGGTAATAGTTTCTTGTTCGTCCTGCTCGTTCAACACGCATTTGCCCACGATCTTCGAGTGTGGACTCAATCTCGTCCATCTCCCTTCGTGTAAGTCTCTGACGAATCATTATCTTTGAGCGTAGAATTCCAGGCTCTCGCTCTACTGCTCGCAAAATATGTTCCATGATTTTTTGTAGAGGATTACGGCCACAATTTACAGCTAAATCAACGCTATGCTGGCCCCAAACCTGAATGTATTTAGCTGCACCTAAAATATCCTCTAAATCAACAGTAATCTTGTTTTCTTCAGACGGTACTTGCCGTGCAGCTGCTAATAGCATTGCCATTTTGAGCAGTGACCTACTCAGACGCTCAAATAAAGGCAATCCTAGGTGTGGTATTGCAGACTCACTAGCAGCCTCAACCATTTGCATTTCGATTTCACCATAGCGTTTCCACGCAGCCTCGGTGAGAACTGCCTCAGTATTACCCGGTACGTGGGTTTCTTGGCCTCCGATTATAATTACTTCGGAGCGATTGTAGTACTCATAAAGCACACTAAATAGTCGAAGCAATTCAGCCCGCGCATCTTCACCTGTGGGCTGTTGAGGGCCGGTAGGCCGCAAACGCTCTTTGTCTGCATCGGCCGACACGATCAAAAATCGTGGCACAAAGCCCGATAAAATATAGGTCTCGTTTAACAACGCATAAACATTCTCTCTAATGCCACCACCAAAGAATATAAAGACAGGCTTAACCAGTGAGATTTTCTCCTTGCGTAGCAGCCTTGTATAAAATGCAGGTACATCATATAGCTGTGTGAATGTTTCTGGTAAACCTGCCAAGTAATCCTTTTTATTCATGGATGAAAATAGTCCAGCAACTTCATCGCGGTAATAGACTGAGACTTTGTTTGGTCTAGCCGATAATCCCGTCAGAATACCTTCAGCTGATCCATCTGTAGCCAGCACTAACTCGCGGTTAATATCGGCGATGAATTCCATTGCTAGATTCATGGCTGTAGTCTTACGACTTAGTGTAGAGTCACCAATAATCAGGCCCCACAAATTAGGAACAAACTCGCCATAAGATGTCTGCAAAGTCAGACCCGCACTTATCAGACTGCTAAGCAGCATAAAGGCACAAAGATCATGATATTGCGGACAGGCATCAGTAGCCTCACTGGCCCATGCAAAATACATATCAATAATCGTACCGTCTAAAGTTTCTGCTTCCGCTGGCGTTACTAGTTCAGGTACCTTTAGTGGCTCATAGTTATCAACGATCTTATTGATAATAACATGAGCTTCTCGTACTTTACAGACCTCACGCCACAAGAAACTTACTGGTCTATTTTCACGACGATATTTATTGCACTTTGCTGCAATGGCTATCGCATAAGTCTCCTCTGCCGACATTCCTGCTTCGAAGCAAATATTTTGGAGTTTCCACATTCGGGCACTCCAATCATCATGCTCACCCGGTTCCGTACCAAACAATAAGCCAAACTGTGTTGGCTCGAGATTGATATGATATTTGTAGATTACATTTGTTGGTTCAGGTAGTGCTAAAATATCGGGTGCATCAGGAAAATCACCACCCGAGCTAGGCATTCTATCCGGCGCGGGTAGCCCTTCAAAAACCTCCACAGGGATGGGTGTTTCTAGGCACTTGATTAGCTTAACTTCTGGAGTATCTATCTCGCCATACTTGAAGTTCTTAGTGAATGGTACACGTAGTAGTTGTGTTAAATCCCAACCACTGAGATCAATATCGTCTTGAGAATAGGCAATCTTTTTTGAGTACAGTTCGGCTATCTCGGGGTCAACAAACTCCTCAAGACGCCAAATCCCTTGAAATCTACCAGGGCTGCTTTCAATCACGCATTGAGGCGTAGGTGTTATGATATCGGGGTGGCAGTTATCTAAATCTGCCCATACGATATTCCCCGGAAGACAATTCTTTTTGACTCTGCTCGGTTTATCGAGCAGATTGACACAGAACCAAACATGGTGACGAAGCGATGATGTAGTAATATAGGTTAGTAATTCTTCGCAGTCACCCGGCCACTTGAAAAACTTTTGTACAAATGTTGTTTTATCTTTTGGTTTCTGTGTAGCAATACATACATAACCTTCTTCGGTTCCAAATAGATACTCAAAGAACTGCTGGCGGATTAAATTTGTCGTCGCAACCAATAGAGTCCTTTGTCTTGAGAGAGTTATGGGGGCGGGCCGCTGTTTTCACAGAACCGACACCCGCCCCCTATGTGGTAGAAATCCTAGTCCCGTTCGTTGGACATACGATCCCAAACACGGGGTTTATCTAGCGCACTTTCTACCCCAATTTACGGCTTACAGCAGGCTCTTAGACTTGCCGGTTGCAGAACCAGCAGGCTTCACGCCCTTGACGTTATTCTGGAACTCTCCCTCGACACCACCGTATTTCTGATCTTTAGAAACACGGACGACACAGGCACGACCAATAAGATCACTAAGCTCCACCTGGAACTTTGCACTCTGAACTTTTGCCTTCTCGTAACCGAGAGCAACCAACAGATTAACAAGCATTCCCTTCATCTTAGCTGCCGACGCATAGTCGTCCGGAGGGACAACCAGCGAGTAGAACAGGCGACGATTCTGGAACGCCGGATCAACCACACGGAACTGAACATTCAGCTTCGGTGTACCCTCGGGTAGTTTAGCATCCGGTCCACCTTTTGTTGCGGCCCACTCTGCTTCGAAGACCTCGCAATTGTAGTTTCCCGATTCGAGGGTGGAGTCTGTTTCTGCTCCAGTCAGGTTAAGAAGTCCTGAGAATTCCGACATATTATCTCCTTTGTTTGTGTGCAATGAGCTATTGTGCTATTGTGCTATTGTGCTATTGAGTTGTTAGAACTGGAGCCGAGCGAATCAATTCCCACATTATAGGAATGCTTGGATTTTCTACTACATTTCCAAGCCGACCTGTTCTGTCTTTGGCAATGATTCGTCGGGTCTTTGCCACCTGTAGTTTCCGAACGAGTTCGTCGTCTTCACTAATGGTGTATAGGTATCCAACGATGTCAAGAAAACCAGGTACTTCCGCACGCAGTTTACCCGGCAACGAGGGATAGTATGTGACCACATTGTGGTCGTCCTTATCCGTAGTGGCAAGCGCCGTCATTATTGTATTGCATGGAAGATCGCGGAAAGCTCGAACGATCTTTCTCATGTGATTTGCGCTCTTTCCCCACTCACGTTGAGAAGGAACATCTTTATCAAGGTCAGGTCGCCTACTCGTAAGCTCCGTCATAATGTCCTCCATATCTAACTTTTGGAGTTCCGTGATGGAGTCGATGGCAACCGTCTTGTAGTAAATTTCTCCTGTTTCGGGATCAATAGAGTTATGTAGCATTTGGTAAGTCTTTTCCAACTCAGCAATCGAACGGATGGATATTACATCGATATCTTTTCGATCACGGAGCGTGACTGTGCCCCCATCAATATCAAGTACAAGGGTAGGTCTAGTATCGGGATGATCTTGTGCCGTCCCGATAAGGAAAGTCTTACCTGCTCCTGGTTCTCCATAAACCAGAACGTTAAGCCACTTGATTAATTCGGATGGTGGTTTAACTCCTAATTCGTCTCTTACGCTACTCATCATCCTCCTGTTTCGATTGCAATGTACTCATCAAAGACATAAAGAAGGAAAATAGAACAACATTAGCGACTGCTGTAGGATCAGTCTGCCCCGCTGCTTTAGCTTCCTCTAGTGCCCCAAGATAAATGTGTGCTGCATTAGCTCCAATCTGTCGATTAGCAATCTCTGCACCTAAGTTCTTAGTTAGAAATTCAAACTCATCATCTGGCACGTATCGCCCCCTCTCAGTAGGGTCGTCTATTTTTAGAAGGATCAGTCCATTTCCACCAACCACAATGAGTACAACCCGCTCTAGGCCACAATTCCATTTTGGCGGTACACTTACTAGGCTTAATACAGCGTCCTTCTGTACTAATAAGTGGCTTGGTATCTGAGGTAGTCACGGAGAGGGAAGTATCTGAGACGTTTACTGGCGCCGTCGGTTCAGTGTCTCCCAGGCTTATCGCTTGGCGATCCAGATGATCGACCTGTGACTCATCCAAGCTCTCCTCCCTCTCCGTCACTACCTCTTTAGCACGCTCTGACAGAATTGTTAGTTGGCTAGAATTAAGAACACTCATAAGTATTCTAGTCTTTCTGGTTCAGCAGCATCGAACTCATCACAATCACAATCGTCTATCATAACGTATGTACAAAGCGCCCACGAATCATAGTGCTCAATAGCCATATGTCCACACTTGCAAAGTGTTAGATCAGCTACATATATAGAATCAGTCATGAGGCGTATATTCCGTAGTCAAAGGGATGATAGGCAATATGCATATCCATAAATAGCTGTGTAATTGCTAATTTGTCTTCAGTATGAATATCGTATATACTCAGGGACCAGTTGTCTTCGACCAAATTCAATGAGTCAATAGAGATCTCCTGTGCCCCCAGTTCGATAAGATCAGTCACAAGATCCGTAGCCGCAGCCAATGTCATGATGAGAATCCCGTTCGTTTTTGCTTCTCAATAGGAGTGTTCTTCATAATCATTTCCTCAGAGATATAGACTCGGCCATTTTGTACGGTTACTTTCATCTCGGCTTTGGGCAACCAAATCGAATCTGGTCTAGGCATTTAGTCCTCTTCTCTAATCTTTTTGATGGTATAGCTACACGATGGGCAAGTAATTTGCTCTAGTGTACGTGTAACTAGTAGATAGTTCTCCGTCAGCTGTCTTCCGCACAAAATCTGCGGTATATGTTTATGTGGGTAGCCTAGATTTACTACTAAATGTGTATCTTCGTCTACCATTACCGCACAATGAGTACGAGGATTCTTTTGCATTTCGTTAGTGGTCATGATGTTATTGTCCAGCACCATTTACAGTTCGGGCATTTAGGCTGTACATACTGGAGATTCTTAAGATGCACTTCCTCAAACTCGTGGTCGCATTTTGGGCATAGAAATCTTGCAACTTCGTAGTTTTTGCTTCCTAAAAAGTTTAGTCTACTATCTATCACGGTTAAGCTCAAATCCGTTCTCGATGATATCCATGTAGTCAGAGCCATCGTCTACTGCAATGCAGGGGCCACGGAATTGACAACGTAAACACCTAAAGTCTGCAGTAGGATGCGGATAGAGATAGGGGTTATTCAGCATTTCAATTGCAATCATGGCAATATGTCTGCCGGTATTCTCAATCTCGTAGTGGTTGCGATAAATCTCGCGGCGAGTAATAAAGTTTTCATCCCCAACTTCATTGAGCCAGTTGTAGTAGTTTTGGGCACGTACATTTGTATTATACCATTCTACTAGATTTTCATCTCTAATATATTCCTCAAACATTGCAGCAGTCGTAGACTCTTTCTCACGATCAACTGAGGGCTTACCACTACCCAACGGTGTAGGTGGCTTAGGATAGCACTTACGCATAACATTATATAGAATAGTATCTACGTTACCACTAAACTCAGCATCGGCATTAGTTGCCCACACATAGGTAGATGCTTGCTCATCTTTCTCGAGCTTAGTAAAGTATTCTTCACCCACTGATGCGGCCGTCTTGTGGTCCATTACAAAGTATGATCCATCCGAGAGGCGACGACAAATAGCATCACGCTTTCCTCTAGCATGAACTTCTAGTTCCTTGCCGTAGTTCGGTGATTGCTCTCGTACATCTACAAATGTAATCAATTTGCCAGTATCGGGGTGTAGTAGTGGGATACTAAAAGTACTCTCTGCTGATACAACTTCGAAGTCGTCATTGGCTGCAGCATACGTTTTATAAAACTCCATCATGCCATGACCTAATACG